CCGACTCGATGGGGGGGACTAGGGGGGGCCCTCGCTAAAGCCATTTCGGATGCGTATACGTGACGTGTATACATATATATAATCCCCACTCTAGATAGATCTCACCTCTTTTTGCGGGTTCATGGGTGTATTGCCTTCATGAGCATATTCACAAAAACAATGTTAGGAGGCTCGTTTACAACGTTTTAGAGTCAGTTGTTTAAAGCTATTGTTCAGGGTTGACTTTTCAAATTTTTGTTTATACCTTTACATTATCAAGCTGATCATTTGGTGCGACACTTCCACAGTTTGTTTTGTGTATGCACTTTGAATCAGTTACTTGTTTATGGCGCGAGGGTAGTTGTGCCTAGAACAAAAACACCTTAAGTAACACAAAGAAGGGGAGGGAGGGGTCCACATATGTCATACCGTGTATAGAGGGGGCTATATATGTGTCCACTTTTCAATTGGTTTGGGTTTGGTATATTTGCATCTATGAGACCAAAGAAAGATCCTCCTTCCTATCTAGACATACTCATGAGTCTTGGACCTAAGGCTGCTCTAACTGCAGCTAAAAGTAGGTTGGCCGACAACATAAAGCCTGTCGGCTACGCTAATGCAAAAGAAAGACTTTACAATGCTCTTGTTCTAAATCAAGCAGAGGGAGGGTCTCCTGCGCAACTAAGAGCTTCGGACTCTCTCCTCAGTGAAGAGGCAAAAAAGCACAGGGAGTCTCTCGGGGGTAACCGTTACAATAATCATGAAAGGAGTGATTTGTTCACAGCTCTTTTAGGATTGGGGGACGAGGGGTTAGAAAAGTCTCAATACAGGGAAGGGGCTTACAGGTCTCCTACTACTGAAGGAATGCTTATTGAACAATTAACAGGTCTTTCAGAAGAAGATCGTGAATTGCAAATCGAAGATATGATGCGTGGTGCAAGTTATCATGGATCCCACAGGGCTGGGAATAACGTTCTCGGTAATTTTACAGTTAATCGCGGTAAAGACGAAAAAGGTGCTTACATAGATTACTATGATGTCTGGGACCTGAATCCTTTTTCACAGGCGAATGATTCGTTTTTGGGATCATACAAGAATGAGCCGCTAGGAAGGACTGTTGGTAAAGCAGAGATAATGGCTCAGGAGGCTTTGTTTGGAAAAAAGGCCCCAGAGGTATACGGAAGAGTCTATTTGGATGACATACCTAGGGATCAGAAACCAAGTTATTATAAGTTTAATAAGACCATTACGCCAAGACGTTAAGTTTATAACATGAGGTTTACGAAAAGAGATCGATACTACCAGTTTGGTGGTGGGCTGGGAGATCCCAAGAAAGAGAGCACGGGGTATGCACGTCTTGATGCGAGGTTGGCTAGGATGGCTGAGGATATGCCTTCTGATACTACCAATTACACAACATCACAATCCGAGAGGCTCAAGAGGCAGATCATGGCGGAGAGTTCGGGTGATGAGAGAGCGGTATCCCCTGCTGGCGCTAGAGGTTTGTTGCAGATTATGCCCTCTACACAACAAGACCTGCAGGATAGGGGACTGATTCCTGAGGGGCTTGACCCTTTTAACCCTGAGCACAGCCGCCAGATGCGTAATGCAAAGATCAATGCATTGTCTGAGTTGAGTTGGATCAAGGATCCCCCACAAAAGATACCTGAAGTAAACAGGCTTGCGCGTATCTACGCGTCTTACAACGCTGGGGAGGGAAGAATCAAGACTGCTTTGGAAAAGGCTAAGGCTGATGGGGTAGACATCTATGGAGATCCTAGGGCTTGGTTTGAATACATCCCTGAGGAGACGAGAGGCTACCTAAATAAGGTACTCTTTAATTGATTATCTTTGACCCATGGCTACACTTAAAGTAACAATCAACGAGGAGCTCAGTATAGGGGGTGTCGATAGAGGCAGTTCTAGGGTTCTTGATATTGCATCAGTATCACAAGTAGACAACCGTATTGTTACGGTCACCAACAGTGAGGCAGACTTGGTTAAGTTTGGTTCTGCTGTTGCTAGCGGCACTTTTGTTGCGGCATCTGTCAAATACTTGCGTATCACTCACGCAGGTACTGCAAACACTCTTACCCTTCGCGTTTTGGGTAGCAGCGAAGAGTATTTCGTAAAGCTTGCTGCTGGTCAAAGCTTTGTCTTGAACAATGCCTCTATGGATGCTAACGCTACAGGATCTCAGAGTGTATCTCTTGCAAATATTGCAGAGATCAAAGCAGTTGCCTCGACCTCTACTATTGTCACTGAAGTATTTGTTGCTTCGTAAGTGAATAAATTCTACTTCAACCCCAAGAAGAAGAAAAAAGACTCTGGGGTGGAGAATGAAAAAAGAAGACTGAATAATGAAGCTATCAAAAAATCTGTCTCTCGCAGAGGTAACAAAAAGCATAACGGCCAAACGCCTTAACATAGACAATACACCAGATGAGTGGGTACAAGGAAATCTCAAGGCGATTGCAGAGCATATATTTCAACCTCTTAGGAACACTTTCAAGTGTCCTATATTCGTTTCGAGCGGCTATCGCTCAGCGGAGCTCAATACTGCGATCGGTGGCTCAGCTCGTAGTCAGCACGTGGAGGGAAGAGCACTCGATCTTGACGCGGATGTGTACGGAAGGTGTAAGAACTCTGAGATCTTCGAGTATATCCGTGAGAATCTGGAGTTTGATCAGCTCATTTGGGAGTTTGGTACTGAAGATAATCCTGATTGGGTTCACGTGTCTTACGTTTACGATGGCGTTAATCGTGGTCGTTGTCTCAAAGCTTGTCGTGACAATGAGGGACAGACGTACTACGAAGTAATATTTGGAAAAGCACTATAACTATGGAAGACGAATTCGACGACATCAGCTTCTTGGATCAAGACAAGCTGAAAAAGCAAGAGGACAAGGTCAAGTCCGGAGAGATAACATGCAACCTCGACGCCCCTGAGGACTGCGAAAGCTGCAGTGGATAATGTTAGGGCTAGGATCATCTTTATCTAGTACTGGATTTGTAAATCCTATTGTTACTGCAAATCTTGAATCTACTTTTTTTCTTACAACAGCGGGTTCAGCTGACTCAGGAGATGGGGTCCCCGGAACTTCATCAAGTTCTGCTTTCGATCTTAGAATTACAGTGGCATCAAGTTTTTTTGATGAAAGCAGTGATTCTGCTAGTGACTTTGTATTGACAAACGTTACAGTAGAAAATGCAACTACAGGTGCTTTTCAGCTACTTTCTAGTTCTGTCACAATGGACAACTTTGTTGACTTTGCAGGGGCTGAGGTTGTTTATTTTTTTACTGATGCCGGGGGGCCACTAGACAACTTAGACTTTGGTAGTGAGTCCGGAGAAGTATGCGCTCATGATGGGAGTCTTAATAACACTTTTATTTTTTCAGGAACTTTAACTAAGTCAGGTGTTGCTGGAGAATTGTTTTTGCAAAACTCGTTTTCTCTTAACGACTCCGACGGTTAACCTTCCAGCTCTCTGTAAAAGGCCTGCACTAACAAGCGGGCCTTTTGCGTAAGCGCATATCTCACCCTGTAGTTGTACTTGGTCTCATCCCTAAAGATGTGGTCCTCCCTTGTGTTTGAGGGGGTCATTTTGTCAAAGTGTTTGTAGAGGTAACCCTCTCTAACTAGCTGATAAACAATTCTTTCTGCTAGCTTTTTCTTTGAGTAGTCGTAATCCTCTGCCGCATACTTCAGTGTCCAGAACTCTAGATCGTATGCCCAGAGCATAAAGTTGAGTTCTCTTTCGAAGATGTCATATCGCTTGCAGAACGCTATAGTCCTAGGCCTCAGGTACTTAAGGTGATTTTTTTTTACGTACCTTTGGTTGAGGTGAGAGAAGTCCCTGAAGAGCTTCTTCTTTGAAATTAAACTTTTCGGCATTATGGATTTGGGTCAGTACAAAGGTATGGAAGAGGAAGGCTTTTGGTTTGAAATGCAAGAGCTAGCTATGGCACTTACAGATCTAGTAGAAAAGTACAATCTGGAAGATAAGGTTATTTCTTCTTTTGTCGTAGGTTTGCTAGAACCTTTTGACGACGAGACTAGTAACATGAAGGCTTTTTTTCATTACAATATTCAAAGTCAAGGTGAGCTAGATATCATACAGGACTTTATGAACGATTCATATACACCCCCAGAGGACGCTGGTCCTGATCTGGATGACTTACTCGACGGACTGGGGATATCATTAAATTAAAATGGAGGGACTTATTAGAAAGATCATTATCGGGAAAGACCCGAAGAATGCTATGGCCTACTATGTAGGCATGAGAGCAGGAAGTGGAGAAGTTTGTGCAATAGTTCTTGACGAAAGGCACCTGCACCATCACGGAAAGACCAGATATCTCGTATATTTGGAAAACGAAGAAGGGCAGGTTCTATGGAAAGCTGTAGATGACATGCCTTGTCTAATTGAATTTGATTGCAACTTTTAATATGAAGACACTTGATCTGTTTGTCGTAGAGCTTAAAACAAAAGTTAACGACACCATCACCACCGAGGGTGGTATGGAGCTTTTTATTGACACCCGCTTTGAGATGGGAGAGTTCAATAACCGAATTACAGAGGGTCCTGTCGTGTGCGCCCCTATAAAGCACAACACAGGCGTCAAAGAGGGCGACACCCTATACTTTCACCACCATGTAGTTATCAATGACGGTCAGCCACTGACGGGCAATGACGACAACTATATTGTAAGGTACGATCCTGATAACACCCACGGGAACCAAGCCATTGCTTTTAAGTGCAAGGATACAGGGGAGGTTAAGCCTCTCGCTGGATGGGCTTTGTTGGAGTCGGTCGATGAGGAGGAGGAGAAAGAGTCAGAGGTTGTAGAGGTAATTAAACTAGAGGACAAGATGCCTAGAAGAGGCCGAGTTTCTTTTGACGCTCCTTGGCTAGAAGAGCTGGGCGTAAAGAAAGGAGATATAGTAGGCTTTGCCAAGAATGCAGACTACCGCATTAGCATAGACGGTAAAGAACACTACCGGACTCGTAACGAAGACTTGGTGTATGTCGAAGAGTAAGTTTACTACTGTGGCTGCTGCCAAGCGCTTGATGACGTCGATGGAGGTTGCCATCAACAATATGATAGACGAAATCAAGAAGCCTGTTGATCCTGAGATCAACGGTAGCGCCCGAAAAGCCGAGCTTCAATCTATTAAGCAAACAGCTACGGACTGTAAAGACCTAATTGTTGAAAGACAACGATTAGAACAAATGATCAAAGACCTACAGACCAATGGAGAAATCGGAGAAGTCAAGGACTACAGCGGAGGTTTCGCTGAAAGATTCTCTAAATGATTGGAAGGAGATTGTGTGGAGGAACAACAGGACCGACTTTAAGTTCTGGGAAGAATCTTGGAATAACGATCTAAAGGACTAATGCCCTACAAAAATCCTGAGGATCAACGCGCTGCATCTAAAGCACACTATCAAAGAAACAAGGGTAGCTATAAGCTAAGGGCTAAAACAAGAAACAAAAAGCAGCGTAAGTGGTCAAAGGAGTTTGTTAATAGGGTTAAAAATCTTTTTAGCTGTGTTGACTGCGGAGAGTCTAACTCACTGGTTCTTGATTTTGATCATGTAAAAGGAGAAAAGGTTAATAATATATCAGACATGGTCGGCCAGTCTTATTCTATAGAATCAATTAAAAACGAAATGCGAAAGTGTGAAGTCCGATGCGCCAACTGCCACAGAATTAAAACTCATGAACGTCGCAACTCATAACTGCGAGTATCCCCTCAAGCTTATACCTTGTAGAAAGGGTAACTGGTCACATGTGGGTTCAAGTCCCACCTCGCGGACATTTATTATCTTTGGTTCATGAAAACTGCTAAGTACTACGCCAACAACCCTGAAGCTCGTTCTAACAAGAAAGAGTATGACACAGAGTTTAACGCTACAGAAAAGCAAAAGAAGCGCAGGGCACTAAGGAATAAGCTTCGTAGAAAGTTTGCCAGAAAGGGGAAGGTCAAAAAAGGTGACGGGAAAGACGTCCACCACACAGGAGGAAACTCCGTAGGCAAAGCAGTTGTTATGTCTGCATCAAAGAATAGAGCATTAAAGTAAATTGCACCTGTAGCTCAACTGGATAGAGCATCGCCCTTCTAAGGCGAGGGTTCGGGGTTCGAGTCCCTGCGGGTGTACTGAATTAAATTAAAACACATGGCTAAAGTTCAAATCTCAGAATACAAGAAGAAACGTATTCGTCGCAAGGGTGTCCACGCTAAGACCAAGACATCTAAAAACAAAAATTCAGTTAATTACAAGAAGCCTTACGCTTCACAAGGTCGATAACTATGGCTACTTACATTTGTGATTGTGACGAAAAACACGAAGAAGATAAGTCTGGTGTAACCATCAAGTTTGTTGACGGCAAAGCCCAGCATCAGATCCAGTGTCCATGCGGAAAGTACATGGTTCTTAAAAACCCTAAAACAGGAGCCCCTAGCTTTAAAAGCAACAGGTGGGGTCAAGTTTACTGATGCAGGACTTTCTTGACTTTATGCAAGAGGTAGCGGGTTTCTACAACTCTTTTGGCACAAACAATAAGCTGTACGATTACGACGGTGATGGGATAGTTACAGTTTTGGACTGGCTAGAGTTCCTATCAAACCAACCTTATTTTTGAGCGCTTTAGTAAACATAGAAGAATATGATGACCTTGCTATCTCAATTTGCCCCAAGGGTACACACGGTAAGGTTATCGAACTTGGTGGGTTGGTCATTATACTTCCCGCTCAGCCTCCCAAAAAACAAATTGAGGGATATGGCAAGGCAGTCGATATGCAGATGTGGGAAAGGAGGCCTATGCCCGAAGAGCTGTCTAGGATTCGCTCTATGGATGAGTGGAGCGAAATGCCAAGAGAATTTCGACAAAAGTTTTCTGCGTATATCGAAGAAGAGTTTCGGCGTAGGCGTGAGGGCTTTTGGTTTTATAATAACGGTGAACCTACATATATTACGGGGCGTCACTATATGATGCTTCAGTGGACGAAGATGGATATTGGATATCCGAACTTCTTGTCCTTTCAAAGAGACATCTTCATTCATCTATCAGCGTGTGAGGCGGACACCCGATGTATCGGGCAGCTCTATACTAAGTGCAGACGTAGCGGGTATACAAATATCTGCTCGTCTGTGCTTTTAGATGAGGGCACTCAGGTAAAGGACAAGCTGATGGGTATACAGTCAAAGACTGGTAAGGACGCTCAAGAAAACATCTTTATGAAGAAGGTGGTTCAGATGTTTCGTAGCTACCCTTTTTTCTTTAAGCCTATTCAGGACGGTACTACCAACCCTCGGATGGAGCTTGCATTTAGAGAGCCTAGTAAAAGGATTACTAAGAACAACAAGACTTCTCAAAAAGGAGAGGCTTTGAACACAGTTATCAACTGGAAAAACACTACTAATAACGCATACGACGGTGAGAAGCTACACTTGTTGTATCTCGATGAGGCAGGCAAATGGGAAAAACCTACAGACATAAGAGACGCTTGGAGGATTCAACGGACGTGTTTGATCGTAGGGCGAAAAATCGTGGGAAAAGCAATGGTGGGGAGCACCGTCAATCCGATGGACAAGGGTGGGAAGGAGTACAAGGATCTGTGGAAAGACTCCGACCCAATAGAAAGAAACGCAAATGGAAGGACTAGAACTGGCCTCTATAGACTGTTCATTCCTGCTTACGACTCTTTGGAAGGTTTCTTTGACCCCTACGGAAATCCAATCGTGGAAAATCCTGATAAGGTGGTCGATGGTCTTGATGGGGATAGCATTTTTCAAGGATCTAAAACGTTCCTTAAGAACGAAAGGGAAAGCCTCAAGGGAGATCCCTCCGAACTAAATGAAGTTATTAGGCAGTTCCCATTTACTGAGGACGAAGCTTTTAGGGATAGTATTGATGGTAGCTTATTTAATGTCGGGCAGATATATGAGCAAATACAATACAACGATGAGTTGTTCCCAAATCCCGTGGTGAGAGGAAACTTTGTTTGGAAAGAGGGGGTTCAAGACACAGAGGTTGTTTTTAAACCTGATGTTAAGGGTCGATTCCGTATCGCGTGGATGCCTCCGACAGAAATGCGGAATGTAAAAAAGTTTGAGCGCAATAAGCGCATAGCACCAAATGCAGAGCTGGGGGTAGGCGGGGTTGACTCTTATGACCTTGACGCCACCGTCGATGGACGGGGGTCTAAGGGAGCGCTACACCTATACAACAAGTTTCACATGGAGCATCCATCTAACATGTTTGTATTGGAGTATGCGTCCCGTCCACCTTTAGCCAAGATCTTCTATGAAGACTGCCTCATGGCGGCAGTGTTTTATGGGTACCCACTGTTAATTGAGAATAACAAGTACGGTATCGCAAGATACTTTGAGACAAGGGGTTACGATGGCTATCTAATGAATAGGCCCCGTCATCTTTCTGCTCCAAATGCAAAGATGAACGTAAAGACCAAAGGCATACCATCTAACTCCCAAGAGGTAATACAGGCTCATGCTCACGCTATAGAGGCTTACATTCACGATCATGTGGGAATAAACAGAGAAACAGGAGAGTACGGCAAGACTTATTTCAACAGAACTCTAGAGGATTGGATAGGGTTTAAAATTGATAACAGAACAAAGTTTGACCTTTCAATTAGTTCTGGTTTATGCCTTTTGGCTGCTCAAAAAGTAAAGGTTAAAAAGAAAGAGTCTAACCTATCTGAGGCTAAATTTTTTAGGCGATATAAGCCCATCGGCTAATTCCTTATATTTGCACAAAATGCGCCTAGAGTAATGCAAGAATATGGTAAAAAGAAGTCTAGCAATTTTCCGGACCCGCTAGCCCCTCAACAAGAAAAGTCTTCAGAAGCTTATGGCGTTAGTTACGCTAAGGCTATCGAGAGCCAGTGGGGGAGTCTGACCAATCAGAACTCTTTGGTGCGCCAGAGAAATAAAACGTTTGAACGTAACAGGGAGTACGCAAACGGAACTCAGGACACAAATATTTACAAGCAGATCCTTACCAACCTAGACCCCAACAACGGGGATGGTAGCTTGGTAAATCTTGATTACACCCCCGTCCCTATCCTTCCAAAGTTCGCTAAGATTGTTGCGAATAAAATTCTATCTAGGGATCCATACCCAAACCTAGAGGCTATTGATCCTATCTCTTCTTCTGAAAAGCAGCAAGAGAAAAACAGGATGAAGAATCAAGTCATGCTTCGTGATGAGTTGTTGAAGCTCAAAGAAATGACTGGAGGATTGGTTCTAGGAGAAGATCCAGAAAGCCTTCCTGAAACAATGGAGGAGGCAGAAATCTTTTTGGAAACCAACGTTAAGACAGACGCGGAAATTGCCGCACAGATAGGAACTAACTTAACTCTTTCTTGGAGCAACTTTAATGACGGCATTTTTAGAAGGGTAGTTAATGATCTTGTTGCTTTAGGCATGGGTGTTGTAAAAAGAAGCAACGACCCAAGCTATGGTATTAGAGAGGAGTATGTAGACCCCATTAACTTTATTCACAGCTACACCGAGGACCCCGGTATGAATGACCTAACTTATGCTGGTCATATCAAGAGGGTAAGCATTAGTGAGCTGAAAAGGTTGGCGGGCGATATGTTTTCAGAGGAGGACTACAAAAAGATTGCTACTACAGTTGCTAACAATAGCGGGTACGATAAGTCTAAAATCAACGACACTCAGTACGATCGTAGTCTTAACAAGACTATGTATGGTTATGATGAGTTTATGGTTGATATTTTAGACTTTGAGTTTGTTTCTACAGACTGCATATACTTCGAAGAAAAGGAAAACAAGTACGGAAACAGTGGTTTCTTCTTTGAGGGATACAACTACAAAGAGAAAAAGAATTCAGTGTTTTCTAGAAAGCCTCATAAACTTGAGATTCAAACTATTTATGGGGGTTCTTTCATTATGGGGTGCGATATGCTGTTCGACTACGGCATGAAGAGCAATGTTCCTAAAAACATTCACGACATCTCTAAAGCGCGTATGTCATACTCGTCTATTTCGACGAATATCCGACGCATGATCCCCAAGTCTTTGATCGACGGGTGTGTTGGTTTTGCGGACATGCTTCAAATCACGCACCTTAAGCTTCAGCAAGCCTTGGCAAAGGCAAAGCCTGATGGGTTGATTATTGACGTAGAGGGTCTTGAAAATGTACAGCTAGGTAAAGGTGGCGAGCTTCAACCTTTGGAGCTGCACGACATCTACGAACAAACAGGTGTTTTCTACTACAGAAGTAAGAACCCAGAGGGTGGCTTCCAGAACCCGCCCGTGCGAACCATCGACAACCACATCAGAAACATCAACGAGTTGGTGTCTCTTTACAACCACTACTTGCGGATGATCCGTGACGTAACGGGTATAAACGAGATGATGGATGCGTCTACTCCTAAGGGAGATACACTAGTCGGTGTTCAACAAAATGCTATTGCAGCAGGCAACAATGCTATTTATGATATTACCAACGCTGCAATGGTTATCTACAAAAAGGTTTGTGAGGACATTGTAAAGTGTCTTCAAATTCTTCCTCAGGACACACCTATATATAAGGCATACACAAATGCCATTGGCGAAAGCAACATGAAGGTACTTAGTAGCTTTGGAGATCTACCCATGTACAACTTTGGCGTTCAGGTTGTAAAAGACATGGAGGATAAAGATCGAATGTACCTTGAGCAAAACATCCAGATGGCTTTGGGTCAGAAAGAAATTGATCTTGAAGATGCTATTGCTGTTAGAAATATGCGTGATGTAAACCAAGCAGAAAGACTTCTTATTGTTCGTCGCAACAAACGCATGAAGCGTATGCAGGAGCAAGCCATGCAAAACTCACAGATGCAGGCACAGGTGGCTCAACAGTCTGCTCAAGCGGCCTCTCAAGCTAAACAACAAGAAATGCAAATGCAGGCTCAAATTGAAGTGCAGATGGAGCAAATGAAGAGTCAGTTGGAAATGCAGCGGATGCAAATGGAGCATGAAATGAGAACACAAATTGAACTCATTAAGGCTCAGGCTACACTTGGATTTAAAACAGAGGATCAAGAGTTTAAAGAAAAACTAGAGGTTCTTAAAGAAGATCGCAAAGACGAGCGTGTCGATAAACAAGCAACAAAGCAATCTCAACTTATTTCTCAAAGAAAGGGGACACGAGGAGAGCTTCAGGATAAGAGTCAATCATTCATGAACATGTTTCAATAATGGCAACTAGTAAAGTAAATCTCGATGAATCGTCGAAGATGGACATCACCTGCAAAAGAGGTGATACATTTTCGTTGACTATAACACTTAAGGACTCTGCGGGCACAGCCCTTCCTTTGTCCACTGACAACTATAGATTTATTGTTCAGGTTCGACAGCCAGCCGATGCTAGAAACGCATCAAGGAGCGTGAGGGGTAAGGGCGGATTGCTGCTAGGCACACAAGATATTGGCGACAAAGCTGTTACTAGGGCGGGAGCAGAAAACAACTTTGAACCAGTTTCTGTTGACGATAGCGGTAATGCTACTATTCAAGCTTCCGCAAAAGTCATGAGAAGTATTCCTTCTGGTAAGTATGTTTACGACATTCAATACATTAAGCCTAATACTGCGGGGGGGCTAGATACTCACAGAACAGTTCTTTTTGGAAACTTTACAGTGAACGAAGATATTTCTGAGGCCATTGAAAGCGAAGCAAGATAATGGCTAATGTATCTGTAACAATAACTGATTCAACGTCGGTTGACGTCACCACATCTGCAGCCTCTTCTGTCAACATAACAAGCTCTACTCCGAGCTCTGTTTCTGTAACTGAAAAAGGCCCCAAGGGGGATACTGGCGCTACAGGTGCTACGGGAGCCACGGGAGCCACAGGAGCAACGGGGGCTACAGGAGCCGCTGGGTCTGATGGCACCTCACCCAATGCTTTTACTACACTAGCTGTATCTGGTCAGGACAATGTGGTTGCTGATGGAGTAGATGACACCCTCACTCTTGCTGCTGGGTCTAACGTAACCATTACGACAAACGCATCAAGCGATACAGTTACGATTGCTTCTACTGATACAAACACTCAGCTAAGCACCGAGCAGGTTCAGGATATTGCTGGACCGCTTGTTGCGACAGGAGGAACAAAGACAAACATTGCAGTCACCTATGATGACGATAGCGGCAATATGGATTTCGTCGTTGCTTCAGATCTAAACACCACAGGTAATGCTGGAACAGCTACGGCGCTTGCTACGGCAAGAGCTATTAACGGGGTAGACTTCGACGGTACCGCACCTATAACAGTTACTGCTGCTGGCTCTACGCTTTCAGATACAGTGCCTGTTTCAAAAGGCGGCACGGGCAGAACGACCCTTACAGCAAACTCACTTCTTACGGGTAATGGAACATCATCTATTTCATCTGAATCAGACTTAACTTTTAATGCTGGGCAACTTACATTAACAGATGATGATGCTAGCCAGCCCCAGATTCTAATAAAAAGTACAGGTGGAGCTGCTCACATCGGCGGATCATTGGATTTTATTACAGATGAAGGTGACGCAGGTGCAAGTGGTGATGTATTAGGTAGAGTTAGATTTATTGGTGATAACGCTGACCAAGACGTACCACAACAAACTTACGCTCAAATTCAAGGTAAAGTTGACGTCGCAACAGATGGTGAAGAGTCTGGCATATTAGAGTTGTCCGTTGCTAATCATGATGATGATTTAGGAGTTGGACTTACTTTAACTGGGGGTAGTGTAAATGATGAAATAGATGTTGCTGTTGGATTAGGAGCTTCTTCAGTAACTACTGTAGCTGGTACACTCACTATGGGTAGTACAGCCACACTAGATAACAGTGGAAATCTATTAAACAATGCTGCAACAGCTACAGCACTTGCAACAGCCAGAGCAATCAACGGAGTAAACTTTGACGGCACTGCACCTATCACGGTTACTGCTGCTGGATCTACGCTCTCTGATGAGGTCCCAGTTTCAAAGGGGGGTACAGGCGCTACATCGTTTACCTCTAATGCTGTACTTACTGGGAACTCTACTTCTGCTATACAGGCAGAGTCTGCCCTTACTTATGACGCAACTGCCGATACGCTGCAGCTAACAAGCTCCACAGGAGGTTACCCTAGAATTGAACTTAAATCTGAAGCAAACGTCACTGGAGGTCAAAGATTTGTTTTCATAAAAGATAGAGGGGCCGCTCCAGCAGATGGTGACACCTTAGGTGTTGTTAGGTGGGAGGGAGAGGACTCTGGTCAGAACGCAACTGCTTACGCTCAAATATTTGGAAAAATAGCAGAGACAACTGACGGACAAGAGGGCGGTCATTTGGGACTGCAAGTTGCATCTCATGACGGGGAAATGACGATCGGACTTGAGCTTGTAGACGGAGATGCTGAAGATGAGATTGATGTAAACATTGGGAGTGGAGCGGCATCTATAACTACTGTAGCGGGTAACCTTGCGATTACTTCGTCTATGTCACTTGGTGGTCACTCTGTTGACGATATAGACCTAGCTGGTGAGTTTGTAGATTCTGACAATCACCTGATGACATCGGCAGCTATCAACGATCGTATTGCGGCGGTTGCTGGAGGTTCGGACGGTTGGCATGGTTCGACTTCAAGAATCAAAATACTGCCTAGAGATTTTATACCTAGCGACGGTGGCCGACCAGCCATGATAGATGATACTGGTGTTGCTTCAGAGGAGCTGTTTTTAGAGTCGTTTTCTTCTAACCTGCTATATGTATCAATTCCAATACCTACGGGATTTAAGGCAACACATGTTAAGATAAATGGGTCTGCCACAGACGCGGTTGAGTGCTGGGAGTTTCAAATTGATTCCAAGACGGGTGTTAGCAAAGGCACTGGTAACGTAGGCACAGAGATCAACATAACAGATGTCACTAGCTCCGCAACTAATTATTTACTTCTACAGGTTGCCAATGCTTCAGGCAATGAGATTCACGGTGGTTACGTAACAATAGCAGCAGTATAACATGTCATTAACTACAAGAAAACACGAGCCAATACACGACAGGACTGGCGATAACTTGGCAAGAATCAAAGCAAACTTTGATAACGGCAAGCACCTTGAGGTTCTGGACTTTGAAGCAGAGGCTGCAATGATCTATCAGATACAGAAGATGCAGGACGAGTTGGATTATCTGAGAACTGAGATTGCATTGAACAAAGCCAAGACGGGGATAACGACAGCACAATCAGATGCTATTACAGCCAACACAGCTAAGGCTAGTATGGTAATTGGGACTAGAGGGACCAACGCCATGGCAGGAGACACAAAACTAGTTGGCATTGGAGCCAACACTACCCTATCGTTTGGAGATTTGACTCAGGCTTCCAGAGGTGGACCCTTTCAGATAACGCTGACTGCAACCAATGGCTTGAACTCAAAGTCAATTACTCTGACACTTACATAATTACTATATTCGCATTATGGCATTAAGCGCAAGCGATAAAAAGAAACTAAAGAGGTACGGTCTGTCTGGGTTAAGTAAACCCAAGAGATCTGCATCTGGAAAGAAGTCTCACGTCGTAGCCGTAAGGGTCGGAGGAAGGATTAAGATTATTAGGTTTGGAGAGAAGGGCGCTAGTACAGCTGG